ATCTGAAAACAATATAAGTTCCTGACCCATTGTTTTGGCATGCTTCAGTATTGAAACCTTTGTATGAGAAGCTGCTACATCTATAGGATCTGAATCAATTATAGTTGTTACTGTTTCTGCAAAAAAATTAAAAAATTCCGATACACGAGACAGTATTACATTGTCATCAGATAAGAAACCTAATCTATTTCTAAAGAACAGAACATTATTAATCTTATTACCAACAAAACTAGGGTTGGGTGCTGATATTAAATCACCAACAGTACGTTCTCCCCACAACGGTAAAGTAAAAGTAGTACCGCCAACTGTATAAGTGCCTCCATCAACTCTTGCAAAAATAAAATTACCGTCTGATTGTCTAATCAAGACATGGGGCATGGTGTCATAATCAAACTTAAATTTTATTCCTGGTTCAAGAGTTTCTTCCCACTGTCCTTCTTCAAATGCTCCACCATTATTAGTTATAAATTTTACAAAATAATTATCAAAGTTTGTATTATCGTCACCTTTTACTTCAACAACATAGTTATTAGGTGAAACTGTTGGAAGATCAGAAAACCTTTGTACTGAATCTTTTACTGTAGTTATGTGTGTATTACCTTGAGTGTCATTACTATCAACAGTAAATGTACTGGAATCATCTTTTCTTATATATAAAACAGGTCCGTTTTGATCAATAGTAAACCCAGATAAAGCAGAGCCTGATGTAGGTGATTCACCATTAGCAGCTAATAATTTATCTTTTATTTTTGTCGCTACAGTTGTTGTACTTAAAGGATTATCACTACTGGTATCATGAGTAGCTGTAGTGCTGTTAACAGTAACGGTATAACTGGTTTTATCTGATACCTGATTAAAAAATACTATTGCTTGTGTTTGTGTTCCTCCACTTAAAGTAGAGTCCATTGCAATAACTTTTGATGTATTAACAACAAAGGTAAAGTCAGCAATAGTTACAGTTTTTATTTCACTTCTTGGATTTGTTGTCGCTAAGTAAGTTGTTCCATCAGGTGTGTTAACAGTTTTTAAAGTTCCGTCAATCTCATAAACTTTTACAGCACCATTAGTAAATACTGAAACATATCTTTCTGTTGTATCTCTATTTATCGTATGAATATGAACATTACTATCAGTAGGAAAGCTGGCAAGAGTTGCTAAGTATTGAGTACCACTACGTTTCTGTAAACCCTGAACAGGACTGCTGTCAGCATTGTCCTGTATATCAGCATGGTCTGGTTGTTTTGTAGAGTCAGAAGCTTGTGAAACTCCTCTGAGCAAAGTAGGAATTGCTCTTGATACTATTGCCATAGTTACCTGATTAAAGCTCTAGAAGGACTGTATGTATCAAACACACTGGTTAATGATGGATCTCCTCTTAATAAATTATGATCTCCATTCTCCAGGTCTGTTTCCATCAGTATAGCTCTAGCTCTCACTTCGTCCTGTTGACTAAAAGATCTTAACCCTTCATCACCTACCAACCTATCAACAAATACTCTGGAAGCTTTGATAGTTATATATCTTCTGGCAGGTTCTGGTATCTCATCAAAATCTCTTAAGAATACAACAGTACTTTTAAGATCTGCCTCAAATTCAAATGTATGTTTTTTTCTATCGTAAAATTTAAGACCTCTTTGAATTGCATCAATATCAGGATGGTAATGAATATTAGGATCAGCACTAATGACATTAGCTGCAAGATTAATATTGTTACTGTTATCTCTGGTCAGAACAACATCAATCTCTGTATTGAAAGACCAACCTTCTGATTGAACTTCCTTGTTAATTTCTGACAGAGTATTCTGTGCCAGTTTTGCATCAACAGGTAAAGTACCTGTCAACGTATTTATGGGAGCTTCCCCAATAGAAGCCAACATAATGTTAATAGCTTCTAGTTCAGTGCTTGCAGCTACAGTCATGGTTTAGTACTTTTTTATTTTAAGTGATTCTCTACCACCCATCTTTTTCTTTTTTTTCTTCTTCATCATCTTTCCGTAAGCCATAGTGTCCTCCTTAAGCTTTTTTGATTTTAAGTTGATCTCTACTTTTTTTCTTTTGAACCCTTTCGAGAATTATTTGATACATTCCCTCAACTGATTCTTCATCATCAATAAAGTCTTTAGCTTTTTTTCTTGTACCAAAGCTACCTTCAATGATGTCATTGTTTTTATTAACAACTTTATAAATAAATTTAGCCATAGTTTTGATTTAAGAAAAGAGTACCCATTACTGAGTACCCTTTTATGTGAATTAAGAAGCAGATAGCTTGATTGCTGCTGCACACTCTGGACGGAGAATACCGTGACCAAGAGCATATTTAGCAACCATCAATGTACCTTGATACATAATACCGTAGTCCTGACCACTGATCTCAGTTGTCATATCCATTAGCTTAACTGTTCCTACAGCAGACTTATGGAATACAAGACCAATAGTTTTACTATCGTCACCAGCATAGCTGTTATTTGTACCAGTAACTTCACCTGAAACGTTTGACTGAGGTACGTTGTTACTCATCATTACAGGAATACCTGCAATCATTTGTACACGACCAGAAGCAAACGAACCATTGCCACCTGGGTTAAAGTCCACATCTACAGTTCTTGTAGCAGACTCAGCAAGTTTGTAGTACTCAGCAGGTGGTAATACACAGAAACGATCTGTAGGAGGGATGTCTCTCTCGTCAAATGTTTGTGCAATATCATAGATAGCTGCTGCTATCTCATCACCTGATACGTTTGCTGAAGCTGTATTACCAGAACCAAGTTCTAAAGTAAGTCCACCTGCAATACCTGTTAATGTTGAAGATGCTCTTGAAGCATTAGCAATTACCTTAGCTACGTTTTGATCATAAGTTTTAGCCAAAGCCTTACCTAATTCATCAGCGTAAGTAGCCCTTACATCGTAATGGTTCTTAAGCTCATCTAGGTTCGACACAAATGCCTGTGAAATAAGCAAATCGTCAATAGATACGATTTTTTCACCTGCTCTAATTTGGTTAGCACCTACTAATGGGTTTCCTGGTGTGTGATATGCAGCAGTTGCTGTTCCTGTTACAGGGAACTGTGCTGATTTACCTGAGGTTATTGTACGAACAGAGTGTAATCCTTCATTGAAGATGTTATTACGAGCAAATGCTGTAAGAACTTCTCCTGAAAACACTTTCAAAAACAGAGCGTTAAAGGCTGTTCCTGAATTATCGACAAGTCCCAGGCGTGAAACTGTGGCGTTAGCCATAATTTAAACTCCTTTGGATTGATTTAAAAAATTGAGAAACTAACTTCACTACTGTCTGTTCTCTTAAGTGGTATCTGACGCATCAGGCACTTTTGATATTAAGATTTTCGTTTTGTTAAGTTTATACTGAACCGCAATTCCACTTGCGTAATGCAAGAGCTTTGCGTGTCAACTCACCATCTTTCTTTAACGGTCCTTTTACTTTAGACATCCTTGCACAGAAGGATTTTCTTCTGGCTTTCTGTCTAAGTGAAAGACCTGTCCTTTTAGTAACAGGGGCTTGCAAGTTTCCACCTGTTGCTCGGTTATATTTCCTACGACCAGAAGCAGTAAGACCCCCTGTGGGATCTTTGTCTTTCTTGGTAAGAGATACTCCCTTCGACATAAAGGAAAGATAAGTAGTTATTTAAAATGTAACACGTTTATGCAATCTTTAAACTGTTTCGTCCTTTTCTCCTTTTATGATTGTAAGAAATTCTTTTACTGCTGGTCTTTTCTGATTTAAATCTAGCCTTTTCTTTAGCACTCATTTCACTTGTAGTCTTTGGTGTTTTGCTGCTAATTCTCTTTGATGGTCTACAGGCAGGGTAGCCACGTTGATCACCCTTCTGTCTTCCACAGGGTTTACCTGTTTTGACATCAACCCACTTCTCTTTAAACCATCTTGTAAGACTCATTTGCCTACTTCTTTTTGTGCAGCAGTATGTGCAGCTTTAAATGTTTTACCTTCACGCATAAGCTTCTTCATAAGATTCATATGCTTGGTTGTGTGATGAACTGAATGTGCCTTCAGCTTTTTCATCTGGCTAAGATTAAGTTTTGCCATTTTTCTTTTTCTTTGACTTACGAAGGATCATAAGATCTGCTCTTGTAATCTTATCTCTAGGTTCTGCAACTCTAGCGATCTTCATTTGTTTTTTTGAATAAGGCATGATTAAGTTTTACGATAACCTCCACCACGTTTTTTATAAGTTCTAACCAACCAAGCATTGGCATAAGCAGAAGGATAGACTCTAAACTTCTTCTTTGCTTCTGACTTTACCCTTGAATAAAGCTCAGGGTTTGTAGGTGTGTTAGCCATAATTAA